TCTCTACTAAGATGGAAGGTGACTTCGATACTGGTAACATGAGATACAAAGCTAGAGAAAGATACTCATTTGGTGTATCTGACCCTAGAGGTATCTTCGGTGTTGAAGGTGCTTAATACTTTCGAGTATTAATTATTTTGAAGGGGCCCTTGATGGGCCCCTTCTTTTTTGATAGAAAGAGAAACTTATGAAACAAAAATATCTAATTAAAATCTTTACTAAATATCTTCAAACTAAATTTGAAATTGAAAGTGATAAAGCAATAAATGCTGTTGAAGAGCTACATCCCCATATCATTGACTTTCTAGGAAAATCTGATATAGATTGGGAAGAAAATGATTTACAATATACAAGTACTGTAAATGATTTTTATATAACCTATGAGGAGGTTTATAATGGCTCAGGACAACATGGTACTGTTCGCCAAGAAACTCAAACTCGAGTCTAGATGGAACGAGTTATTTCTTGAAAACAAAGGACAGATAACACCAGAAATGTCTGTTTTAGGTGATGAGATTAAAACAGTTATTAGATCCATCATTAAAAAACAAGAAGCAGAGATCCACACCAATCCTAGAGATGGTGAAATTCATCTTTACGCTGGTTAATTAGGACTCTATATCGTTAAAAATGACGTTTTTTCTGTAGGGATTTCTTGCACTAATTTTAAATTTAGTATATAAATTAATCACTATACATAATTAATATTCTACATAGACGCGTATAGTCGACGGCCTAGAGACTATGTGGAATCAACTAGGAGAACATACTATGGCAAACACTACATTTAAAGGTCCAGTAGTAGCCCTTAACGGGTTTATTGGTGGAGCAAACGTTAACCCACACACAGGTACAGATGACACACAACAAGGTGGCAGTGTTGCTTGGACTGTTGGTTCAAATACTTCAACTGTTACTATCGCATCTGGCACAAGAGCTGGTGAAACTTTAAGCGCAGTTGGTAATGAAGGTGTTATGATTTATGTTTCTAATGGATACACAGGAAATCCTGTGTATGCTTTTTCTGATGGTTCAGATTGGAAACAAGTCATTACTGGTACTAACATTACAGCAAGTTAAAAAATTATAGAGCTCCTTCGGGAGCTCTTAAAAATTTAAGGAGTTTAAAATATGAAATCAGATGTTAAATCAGTCAGAGTCGATGGAACAGGTTCTGTATTCGCTGGAAGAACAAGATTAAGAGGTATTATTGTAGAAAATACAAATGCTACTACTGCTCAATCTATTACCTTACAAGATACAGATGGAACTCAATTTCAAGTAAGTTGTCCAGCAGGTGATGTATTTGCTTTTAATGTTCCAGAAGATGGAATTTTGTTTAAAGGATTTATGACTGTAAATGCAATTGGAGCAGATGTAGCCGCTACTATACTATTAGATAAATAGGAGCTTAAATGGCTAACACTACTTCCGGAACATATATCTTTGATAAGAATTTTCAGATTGATGAAATCATAGATGAAGCTTATGAGAGAATTGGCTTGCAGCCAAACGCAGGTTATGATATTAAAACCGCGCGACGATCTCTAAACATTTTATTTCAAGAATGGGCAAACCGTGGTTTGCATTATTGGGAAGTTGCAAATAACTCAATAACTTTGGTAGATGGTCAAGCAACTTATACAATGTATCGTTCGACAGGTGATGGTACTTCTGACGCCACTAGCATATATGGCGTTGATGATATATTGGAGTGCTCTTATCGGAATGCATCTTCTATAGATACACCTCTTACAAAAATTAATAGATCAGCTTATCAAGCTTTATCAAACAAATCATCTACAGGACAACCTGTACAATATTTTGTACAAAGATTTATAGACAGAGTTACAATAACTTTATATCTTACTCCTGGCTCATCTGAAGCCGGTAATACAATTAACTATTACTACGTGAAAAGGATTCAGGATGTTGGAAATTATACAAACGCAACCGATGTACCTTATAGGTTCGTTCCTTGTATGTGCGCGGGCCTTGCTTATTATTTGGCAATTAAAAAAGCGCCTCAAAGGATCCAAGAATTAAAAATGCTTTATGAAGATGAATTACAAAGAGCTTTAGCTGAAGATGGTTCTTCTTCAAGTACATTCATAACCCCTAAAACTTATTATCCAAATGTCTAATTTATCTAGAGGAAAATACGCACAGGCAATATCAGATAGAAGTGGTCAAGCATTTCCATATAAAGAAATGGTTACAGAATGGAATGGAGCCTTTGTCCATTATTCTGAGTTCGAGCCTAAGCATCCACAGTTAGAACCTAGAAGATTTACTGCTGATGGACAAGGTTTACCTAAAGCAAGACCTGCAAGAGTAGAACCTGCAACACCAAATTTATTACAATCAAATCCTTTTACTTTAACATCAGGCTCAGGAACTGTTTCTGTTTATGAAACAAATCATGGAAGAACAACTGGAGACATTGTTGTATTTAGAAATGTAGATGGAACTCCTGGAGGAATTGCTTATTCCGTATTTGAAAACACAAATGGATTTAGTATAACAGTAACAGATATAAATAATTATACGTTCTCATTAGGTGCTACACCTACAAGAACAGAAAACGGAGGGGGTATAACTGTGACCGCTGGTCCAGTAACCTTAACACCATAATGACATACGCAGAACTTGTACAAAAAATTAGAGATTATACAGAAACAGATTCAAATGTTTTAACAGATACCATTGTTAATGGTTTTATTGAGAACGCTGAATGGAGAATATTTAGAGAAGTAGATTCTGATAATAACAGAAGATATGCAACAGCTAATTTAATTACCTCACAAAGATATATAGATACTCCAGCAGATTTATTGGTTATAAGATCAGCTCAAATCGTAGACTCTGATGGCAGTTCTCAACCGGATAATAGAGATTTTTTAGAATATAGGGATACTAGTTTTATATCAGAATATAATCCAACAGGAGCTACAGGAGTACCTAAGTATTTCGGTTATTGGGATAAAGACACTATTGTTTTAGCTCCAACTCCAGACGCTACTTATGAAATTCAATTAAATTATATCTTGAAAGACCCAGGTTTATCGAGTACAAATACAACAACATACTTAAGTAAGTATTTTCCCAACGGACTTTTGTATGCATGCTTAGTTGAAGCTTACAGCTTCTTAAAGGGGCCAAATGATCTCTTGCAATTATATGAAGGAAGATATAAACAAGTAGCAGAAGGCTTCTCTATAGAACAAATGGGAAGACGAAGACAAGATGAATATCAAAATGGTGTTCCTCGAGTCGGAAAAAAATAAGGAGATAAACTATGGCTATAACACAAGCGATTGCAAATGCGTTTAAGAAACAATTACTAGAAGGAGATCAAAATTTTGCTTCTGGTGGTGATAAGTTTAAGCTAGCTCTTTATACTTCTTCAGCAACTCTAAACTCAGCGACTACTGCTTATACAGCTTCTAATGAAGTTGGTGACAGCGGTGCTTATTCAGCTGGTGGTGGTGCTCTGACAGGTCAAAATACTTCAATTGCATCAGGTGTTGCAATTGTTGACTTTGCAGATTTATCATTCACAGGTGTAACGTTGACAGCTAGAGGTGCATTAATCTACAACACATCTTCTGCAGTTACTAATGCAGCAGTTGCAGTTTTAGATTTTGGAGGAGATAAAACAGCTACATCAGGAACTTTCACAGTACAGTTTCCAGCAGCAACTACTTCAGCAGCTATATTAAGAATCTCTGGCTAATAGGAGATTTAAATGGCATTGGTTGTAAATGACAGGGTTAAAGAAACCTCTACCACTACTGGTACAGGTACATTTGATCTAGATGGAGCAGCGTTAGGATTTGAAACATTTGTTTCAGGTATTGGTAATGCTAATACAACTTATTATTCAATCGTAAATGAGAATGGTGAGTTTGAAGTAGGACTTGGTACAGTTACAGATGCTGCAACTGACACTTTATCAAGAGATACAATTTTATCATCATCAAATAGTGATGCTGCAGTAAATTTTTCTGCGGGCACTAAAGATGTTTTTTGTACCCTTCCTGCATCCAAAGCAGTCATACTAGATGCAAGTGGAAACATTGTTGCAAACAATGGATCTAACTTAACAAATTTAAATGCATCTAATTTAGCTTCGGGAACTTTACCTGACGCAAGGTTTCCTGCTACATTACCAACACTTAATGGAAGTGCTTTAACAAATTTAAATGCATCTAACTTAGCAACTGGAACTGTAGATAATGCAAGGCTCGATGCAGAACTTGCTGCAATTGGAGGATTAACTTCAGGAGCAGATAAAGGTATTCAATTTACAGGTGTTGGTACTGCAGGAACTTTTGATTTAACAACTGCAGGTAAAGCTTTACTAGATGATGCGGATGCTGCAGCACAAAGAACTACTTTAGGATTAGGATCTCTTGCAACTTTAAATACTGCTGCTTTAGGAACTAATACAACAGGAGATTATGTACAAAATTTAACTGCTGGAGCTTTAATTGATTTACAAAACAATAGCGGTGAAGGAGCAACACCAACAATAGATGTAGATTTATCTGAACTTGCAACTTCAACGTCTGATGCAGACGGAGATTTTTTTGCAGTAGTAGATGCTGCTAATGCTCAAAAGAAATTAACTAAAGGTAATATTAATATTTCAGGATTTAATAATGACAGTGGATTCATTGATGGATCTTCTTTAAATGCAGATAATTTATCTTCTGGTACAGTCCCAGACGCAAGATTTCCAGCAACACTGCCTACAGCTAGTGGAGCTAATTTAACATCTTTAAATGCTACAAACATTGCTTCAGGAACTTTATCATCAGATAGATTACCAACAGTACCAACATCAAAAGGTGGTACAGGTTTAACTACTATTGGAACTGCAAACCAAGTTCTTGCAGTCAATGGAGCTGGAACTGCTTTAGAATATCAAACTCCAACTACTGGAGACATTACAGGTGTTACAGCAGGAAATGGTTTAACAGGTGGTGGATCATCAGGCGACGTTACATTAAACGTTGGAGCAGGTGCTCTTATTGATGTCACAGCAGATGCTATTGATGTAGATTTATCAGAATTAACAACTTCAACTTCAGACGCAGATGGAGATTTTTTCGCTGTAATTGATAGTGCTAACGCACAGAAAAAACTTACAAAAGCAAATATTAATATTTCAGGATTTAATAATGATAGTGGATTCATTGATGGATCTTCTTTAAATGCTTCAAATTTAGATTCAGGCACTGTTCCTAATGCTAGATTAAGTGCTATTCCAAACACAGCTTTAGCTAATAGTGCAATTACAATTAATGGAACTTCAACTGCTCTTGGTGGCTCTATTAATGTTGGTGATATTACAGGAGTAACTGCGGGAACTTTACTAGATGGTGGTGGAACTACAGGCGACGTTACACTTAATGTTGATTTATCAGAACTTACAACTTCTACTTCAGACGCAGACGGAGATTTTTTTGCTGTAATTGATTCAGCAAATGCTCAAAAGAAATTAACAAAAGCAAATATTAATATATCAGGTTTTAATAACGATAGTGGATTTACTACAAACACAGGTACAGTTACTTCTGTATCAGGAGGTAATGGTCTTACAGGATCTGTTACAACTTCTGGATCACTAGCAGTTGGAGCAGGAACCTTAATTGATGTAACTGCAGATGCAGTTAACGTAGACTTATCAGAACTTGCAACTTCTACTTCAGATGCAGATGGAGATTTCTTTGTTGTAG